ACGGTTTTACTTGCCTTGATTTTGATTTCTTCTCCAGTCTGAGGGTTGCGACCTTTTCTTGCTTTTCGGTTTCGGACGGTAAACGTACCAAAGCCTGGCATGGCAAACCGTTTTTCCTTTTTCACTGCTTTAGCGATTGCCTGAAAGGTTGCATCAACAATATCGCCAGCAAGTCTCTTACTAACATCATCACCTTTGCAGGATTTAACTACGGCTACAATAAGTTCGTCTTTGGTCAAAATAAGTCTCCTTAAATATGGGTTGTGGGGGATGGACTAATTGTTCGGGATTCTACATGATAGATCAGTTTTGGCAAGGTACTGATTAACTCCTACTACGGGAAAAAAGAAATCCACCCGCTAGGAGATAGAAAAATACGGGTGGACTTCAACTACGAAAGGGAGGTTCGTAATGCCTGTTGTCCGTATTAAAGAGTGGTTTTGATATCAATTTATTCCCTTTTGTTCAAAGTTGATTTTCAACCGGGTTCCTGTGGCTTTAGCAAAACATTCTAAAGTTTTAGTGGACGGGTTAACATTGCCAGATTCAAGCCGGGCAATCACGGATTGAGTTGTCTTCATCTTTTTTGCTAATTGATTCTGAGTGAGACCTGCCTTGCCTCGCGTTTCTATAATAGCTTTGGCCAGTTCATATTCTGGGCCAATCTTTTGATACTCCTTTAAGTACTTTGGGCTCTTGCTCCACTTTTTATGAAGATCACTAACTCGGGTCATTTCATATCTCCTTTGCTCTCTCCAGGGCCAAGTTCAATTCGCGCCGTGGTGTTTTTTGTGTTTTCTTTTTAAAAACTCTGACAATGATCACACGGCGAGCTTTTGCGGTTACGTAAATAGCTCTCAAAATCCCAGTTTTTCCGCTCATGCGAATTTCCCAGAGAGCTCCTTCAAGGTGTTTGACATGAGGGTAACCCACCTTTTCCAATCCAAGGGATTCAATGAGACCAGCAACCCTCACAAACCGTGCCCGCATATCAACGGGCAAGGATTCAAGTTCAGCATCAACTATTTCATTTAGGGTCTCAACAATCCATTTCATGCATACAACTAATATAGCATATTCGCTATATTAGCAAGCGTCTTTTAATTGGGTTAAAAGTATGGCTTGGCCTTGCTAAGGCCTCGAATAGGGCTTCTGTTGGCAACGGTGGTACTCAAATCAAAGATCACCTTGCCCCAGAAAGGGTGGCCGGTGATTTCTTTTCCGGAATAGGCGACGCCCTCGAACCTGCGGGATGCCGCATCCTGCTCCCCTGGTTTCAGGGCAACAGGAGCGGCAAACCGCAAGGCGGAGGAGGGGACGGAAATATCTTTAACAACACTTGAACATTCCATACTCCATATTTAGCAGAATGAAATGTCCCGGTGGTCACGGGGGTCTTGAATGTCATGAAAATTTTTACGATGGCTCTTCGTAGGGGAAAAGCCTTTCCCCTTAGATCAGAAAGACCCAAAACATGATCGATCATAAAAGAAGGGGCTTATGGTGAGCAATAAAGAGTGGTTTTATGCCTCATATAAGTGTACTATTTGAGCGATAACAAGAAGGGTTATAGCTCATGACGTGGAATTGGGAACAAGAAGACTGGCCGAATTTTCTATATGATGATGCCGTCCTTAAGGGGCTGGAGGAACAGTTTCTCCATCGCTCGGGCTTGTTATTTGGAGCCTATAAGCACATTACAGGCGAAGAAAAGAATACGCTCAAAATTGACCTGATCAGCATGGAAGCTCTGAAAACTTCCGAAATTGAGGGGGAGTTTCTTAACCGGGATAGTATCCAGTCTTCCATCCGCCGGAATTTTGGTCTGGAAACCGACAACCGCAAGATTCTTCCCGCTGAGCAAGGCATCGCTGAGATGATGGTTGATCTCTACAGAAATTATGCCAAACCGCTTTCTCACCAGACCCTTTTTTCCTGGCACAAAATGTTAACCAGCGGACGGCGAGACCTTAAAGATATTGGCCGCTACCGGACCCATGTTGATCCTATGCAGGTTATCTCCGGCCCCATCGGGAAAGAGAAGGTGCATTATGAGGCACCCCCTTCGACTTCGATGAAAGCGGAAATGAAGAGCTTCGTCGACTGGTTTAAAAGGACGGGGCCAAAAGGCAAAGAGCCGTTACCGGCTTTGACCCGCGCTGGAATCGCGCATCTTTGGTTTGTTAGCATCCATCCCTTTGAAGATGGGAACGGACGAATTGGCCGGGCTTTGGCCGAAAAAGCTCTCTCAGAATATTTGGGGCATCCCGCCCTTATTGTTATTTCTCAGACCATCCAGGATAATAAAAAAGCATATTACGCCATGTTGGAGCAGAGCAATAAAGATAACGAGATTACAGAATGGCTTCAGTATTTTTCCAAGACTATTTTGGCCGCTCAGGATGAAACGCAAGTTCAGATAGACTTCTTGATTGCAAAGGCCAGATTCTTTGACAAGTTCCAGCTCAATGAGCGGCAGAAAAAGGCTGCTTTGCGCATGTTCAAGGAAGGGCCAAAAGGCTTTAAAGGCGGCTTAAGCGCAGAAAACTATATCACTATCACCGGAACCTCCCGCGCCACGGCAACTAGAGATTTGCAGGACTTGCTGCAAAAGGGAGCACTTACCAAGACCGGTGAATTTAAGAGCACACGGTATTATTTGAAGATAATATCAAAGATTGCGTAGCCCCAGATGGAGGAGAGAAGAGGTCTGATAGGGTATCTATGCTGTAGGTATTCTAATAATGGAATAAAAGTTGTTTTTGCCGCTCAAGCAAGTTACTGTTTACCGGTAAACATAAAAATGATACCCTTAAAATGATAAAAAGCTTTAAATGCAGAAAAACTGAACAGTTTTATAGAGGCAAGGCTGTAAAAAACTTTTCCGGCTTTGAGAGGCAGGCCAAAAAAAGACTTCGAATACTAAAATCAGCACAAGATTTAAATGCCCTTATAGCTCTGCGAAGCAACCGTTTTGAGATTTTACAGGGTGATCGAAAAGGACAGTACAGCATCAGAATTAACAGTCAGTGGCGCATATGCTTTAATTGGGATCAAGGTGCTACAGAGGTAGAAATAACCGATTATCATTAGAGGAAATAAAAATGAGTAAGAACTGGAAAGACCCTATCCACCCCGGTGAAATTTTGGCGGATGAGCTGGAAGAAATAGGCATTAATGCTAATGATTTGGCAAAACGTCTGGGAATTCCCCATGGACGAATCTACGATATCTTAAGGGAAGAAAGGGCTGTTACAGCTTCAACCGCTCTCAGGTTGGGAAAGTTTTTTGGAACCGGCCCTGAGCTTTGGATGAACCTTCAAAAAGAGTATGATTTGGAGGTTACAGAGAAAAAAGAAGCAAAGAACCTTAAGTTCATAAAGCCGTTCAAGCTACAAAAAGTGCCTATTAACGCATAGACCATTTCGGTTAGCTGTATCACTCAACCAGCAGAGCGATTGAAAACCGGGGAAGGCCAGTTGAAGAGAGTGAGGAGGAAGTCAATTAACCTGAGCTGGCTCAGATGTAGTAGCTAAGATTTGATTACTCTTTCGCTTCTATGAGGACAATATTATTGGGCACAAATAATTAATTCGCCGTTCTTCATTGAAGGGTGGGTAAACCAGTCTCTCAACTAGTCTTCTTTATGGAGAATACGCTTTTCATGTCATCATAATCTTATCTGCGGTCAAAGATCAGCCCAGTCAGTAGACTGTCTGGTACTCTGTCTGTCAAGGGCAGAGTAAATTTGTACCAGCGTGGCGGAGCAAAAGTGTACCACTCGGGTTAAAAAATATATTTCAGCCCGATCTAAATGACCTCTTTAAAACTTGACAGGTAGTGTCATGTGTGACACAGTTAATTATGTCACGACCCAAAAAGAAAATCATTGCTCATTTTTATAAAACCTTGAATGGCACCGAGCCTGTAAGGAATTGGCTATTGAAGCTGAGCGTTGAAGACCGAAAAATAGTTGGCAAGGATATCCAGAAAGTAGAGTTTGGCTGGCCGATTGGAATGCCCTATAGCAGACCATTGGGGCGTGGACTTTTTGAAGTTCGGAGTGATATATCAGATAAACGCATTGCGCGTGTTATTTTCATTATCCAGAATGATGGAATGGTTCTGCTACATGGTTTTGTGAAAAAGTCACAGAAAACTGCAAAAGCAGATTTAGACCTTGCCGTGAATCGAAAGAAGGAGGTAGAACGATGAGCAAAAAAACCAAAACCTCTCACGTTGGATCATCCTTGGATGGTTTTCTTGATGAGCAGGGGATGCTTGAGGAGTGTGAGCATCAAGCCCTTAAAGAAATCCTTGCCGATCAAGTACGACAAGCGATGAAGGAAAACCACATAACCAAAACAGCTATGGCAGAACGAATGAAAACCAGCAGACGTCAATTAGATCGGTTGCTAGACTCACAAGTTCCCAATATCACCTTGGCAACCATGTCCAAAGCCGCACGTGCCGTTGGTCGAGAACTTCATATATCGTTGGTCTGACATAGGAACCCTTGAACGAACTAATTTTTCTGTTCGACCCTGTAAAAGGAGCGAATTGAGGGTGTCAGGCACTTTGTTTCTATGTTTTAAAACCCTTATTTCACGGGTCGAGCTGTCTGGTTCTCTCTTTGTACACAAGTAGGCGACTTGCGCGTGTTCTGACCTTTTCCGGCAATCCCGCCACTTTCTCCTGTAGCACTTTCTTCATCTCTTCCGCGTACGCAGTGCCGGGGTTGTAATCCCACCCCGCATCAGGTTTTACGCCGGGAGCTTGATCTGATATGCCTGCTCGTCCAGCCTGCCTTTTAGAAAGACTCATGACCGTGCACCTGCAGGCATGCCCGTTTGGCGGTGTGTTCGTAGCCCAGAAAGGGTCATCAACCGGCAATACGGTCCCGTGCATGGCCCCGTGTGACGGCCTTGTCCGACTGTCGTTGACCGCCGAGTATCGCAGGTATGGCCGGGTGTCCTTGTGTTTCTGGTAATGCGTGTGCCGTCCTATGCTGTAGGCGTTTTGTACAGCGTTTCTGTAAACAAGCTCCTGTCTATGCTTTGGCAGGGCGGTTGATATAGCGCCATCTTTAACTTTGTTCTGCCATGTATCAAACCCGTCACCTTTCTCAATGGCCCGGTTAAGCGAATCCAGAATGCCCTTAATCTGCGAGATGCCCGCAAGTCCGGACACGGTAAAAGCCAATGCCCTTGTAGAATCCATTTTTTCACCGTAGTACTCCCCCGGTAATACAACCTTGCGTTTCTTCATCGCCTCAATAGCGTCTATAAATGGCAAAGGTTCTATCTTGACGCGTTTTTTATGCGACTCAAATCTTAAATTATTCATTTTTTTCATAGCAAATAAATTTTTTCAATAGGAGGCCCGAATCCTTATTGCTGGATTAAGTAGCAAACTCGGTTTCCCTATAGGAGCACATTTAATTAGCCGCAGCTATTGGATGCACATCTCTGTCAATTTCTTTGCCATGTTGTTCTACGGCTTTTTTTAAATCGTAGTCAGTTTGTAAATTCATCCAACTTTGCGGATCTGTCTTGAAGTATTTAGCCAGCCGTAAGGCCGTATCAGGTGTAATGCCTCTACGTTCTTTGAGTATCTCGCCAATTCGCGTGGCTGGTACACGTAATGCTAGAGAGAGTGCATTCGCAGACAATCCCAGTGGCTCTAAATATTCTTCCCGCAGAATTTCACCAGGGTGTATAGGTCTCATTCTGTTTTTAGTCATTAGTATTACCTCAATGATAATCTGTAATTTCTACATCGAAGGCATCACCTTCGTCCCAGCTAAAGCATAAACGCCATTTCTGGTTTATTCGTATACTATGCTGGCCTTGTCGATCACCAACAAGTGCTTCAAGCCTGTTACCCGGCGGACTTCGCAAAAAATCTAATGTTGTCGCCATATCCAGTAATTGTAGTTTTCGTTCGGCCTGCCGTTGAAAAGCTATAAACTTACGAGGGTTTCCGCCCTCAAACAGCTTTTGGGTTTGCTTGTCCGCAAATGCTCTGATCATACGATAAGAATACAACGCTATACGTAGTATGTAAACAGTAATATTGTTGGGGTAAGGGTGGTATCGCCTTTGAATTTCTTCTGCAGGGTACCCAACCTTTTTTCTTTTCAAGAGTTACTATCTTTACGCGTTTTTTGTGCGACTCAAACTGTAGATTGCTCATCAATAACTCCAAACCCATGGACGAGGCCGTCCCTTTATAGGCGGAAGATCATCAAGGTGAATGAACCGGTTTTCATGCGGCCCATTTTGCTTGATACCGATCCCGGTGAACCCTTCCACGGTTGCCATTTTTAAAAGATCATAAGTCTCCCTCCCCATAGCGACTATATCAATGGCGCGTCCCGTAGTATGCGGTCCGGCATTGCCTGTTTTTGATACTTCAGCGTTATGGTCGGGACAACGGTAGGCACTCGATACTCTCATAGGGCGACCGTAAGCCCTCCTCAGAAGTTCCAGCCTGTCCATGAAATCCACATCCATTTGAACTTCACCGCAGCATTTACAGGCCAGTTCACTTCTTGAAAAATGTTTTGAAGATTCAATGCTCATACGCTTCCTCCTTTCTCTACCTGACCGTATCCCAGAACATCTGCGGTGAATAACGCACGTTCCATTAACTCCTGAAACTTACCCGGCTCCCAGTTCTCAAGTAGACCGGCCAGGTTATCGACCAGATTATCTGGGTCTTTGGCGGTGACGATTGCCTTTCTTAAATCATCAGGGTTTATGGGACTGCCTGATTCCTGCATGACGGCATCGATCAACTCCTCAACCTGCTCCTGCTCAGGCGTAAACTTTTCTCTCCCTGTTACCCTGTTTGTAAAAGAGAAGTTGTCCTCGTCTTTTTGTTTCTTTTCGTTGTGTTCCCGTTTTTCATACTTACTTTCATTGGTATCACTGAGGATAAAATGCTCAGGCTCCAGATCGTATTTATCGAGAAAGTAAGCCGGGGTGAAGTTGATACCGATCTGTTTTAACTTCACATCACGGTCTGCCCGTTCAGATTCCAATCCCGTCCCGTCTTCCATGAGAAAGTCAGGAACTTTTGATGACGCTGGAAAATTTATCCTGATGAGCGCATCGACAATATGCTGCACCGTTTTGATAGTCAGCCTGATATCCGCGTTTCTCCGGTCAGCTTTAACGTCACTGTGCACTTTTGCGGCGGCATAACTGCCTTGTCCCTCTACATCCGTGGTGAGGGTTTGCCCTAACACCGCTTTCTGTATCCTTTTCGATACCGCCCTGTCAAAAAGGGAAAAAGCTTCACCACTTCCACCCGGTGGGATGGCATCGACTGAGTCCGTATCACGGATAGCGATGGTTGCACCTTGTACCGCATCAAACAGGTTCATCGCCATCTTTTCTACCGCTCTCTCATCACCTCTGGTCTTTCCTATAAGGATAGGCATGCCTGAACGTTCCAGAAACTGCGACCAGAACGCAAACCCCTGTTTCTTTAAATACCAGGCAGGGTAAAGTCGGGATAATAAAGCTTCTCCCAACGGGTTTTTATAAGAAGGTAATCGTCGGGTAAGCATGAACTTAAATTCTGTATCAATTGAAATACCCTCTGATCCCCCAGATCCGTCCTTTGGAAAATATCGTAACGTTCCATCCTGTTTGGGCCTGAACCACTCAAACGGTTTCTCTACAATACGGTCAATACCGATTTTTCCGTCTTCTCTTCTTTTATAGAGTATTTCCTGTACGGAGTACCCGTAAAGAACCGCGTTCCATGTCTGGCGAAGTTATTGTGTCCATATGCGGGGTGAGTTCATCCCAGAGAAAGGTAGGTATCGGTCCTGTCCCCGGTTCAAACCTCCATGGGGTACTGACCACCGCTTCTCTTCTGGTATCGAGTGCCGCACTGACTTCATCATCGTATTCAAGGACTCGTAGATGGGGCCTTTCTATCCCTAACTGTGCCAGGGCGAGGTCGGACTCGGTTAAAACATCCAACATATGCCCCATCTGGTCTATGGCTATGTCTACAAACAGTTTCTTGCCGATCAAAGGTTTTATGCTTTTTATGTTTTGCTCTTTTTTTCTTTTAAATAGGGTGTTTAGTATTTTCATGACAAGAGGTCTTCTCCCTTCAAAATATTCAAAGCCTGTTCACGGGAGAGTCTCTGACTGCCCAGATGTCGGGTTGAGATGACTTTTCCGTTTTCTATAGCTCTGTAGATTCTTTTCTTGGCGCATTCAGGCGTTATGCTGATTTTATTGGCCAGACATACCGCCACCTCAAAAATGCTGTAATGGTTTTTGTGTCTAAGTTCAAAACCTCGTTTAACCAGTTCTGATTTGTTAAAAGTGGGCTTGTTTTTCTGTGGTTTAAAACCACGTCGGATGGGTCTTGGCATTATTAAATATTCTCCTTCCTGCGGTTGCTAATACGGGTAGTACCGAGTTGTCCTTTGCCCATGACAGGTATTGAGTGGTACTGTCCACCTGATCGTCATGTGCGGCGTTGGGAAAGGTGATCAGCTCAGTCTCATAATCGATAAGCCATGAGGCTGATTCAGGCAGATACACCCTCCTTGCCTCAAACAAGGAGGAAACGGCATTGGTTCTTATTACCTTATCCCCCTGGGGTGTAACCGGGATGATAGGGAGCCGTGTATGGTTCAATAAATCTTGAATAAGAGACTGACCACTGGCTTTATCTTCAATCAGTACGGTGTCGGGTTTCCATTGCTCAGTTAATGACAGCACATGGCTTTTTAGGGTGGGGTATTCCACCCGGTCTCTCCAGACATATAGCAAGTAAAACCCTTTATCGGTTTCTCCCCATACGGTGCAGACGGAAGGGTCATTAATCTCTTTTGCCTTGTAGGCGGTATCGAGGCTTATGACGATACGGTCAAACCGTGGTTCGGTTCGGTACCGCATGAACCATTCATGTTTGATAATGCTTCCTTCCTGGGGTGCCGGTCTTTGCTGATACAGGGCGGACCAGTCACGAGACCCTATGGTTTGTTTGATTTCTTCAAGGCGTTTTAGTGGGTAGAACTCCGGCCATAATGCTTGCCCGGTTTCACGCTGGATAGAATCATTAGACTCCGCTATTGCTGGTAGGTTTAGGATTGTCCAGTTTTCATGAGAGTGGTCATTCAATAACCAACCTGCCAGATCGTCCTCATGCCAGCGGGTTTGAATGAGGATGATGGCACCGCCCGGCATCAACCGTGGATAAGCCGTTGAGACGTACCAGTCCTTGATACTTCTACGCTTTTTTTCACTTTCGGCTTCTTCCCTGTTTTTTACTGGGTCATCGATTAATAGAAGGTGTGCCCCACGTCCCGTAATGGGACCTCCTATACCAACTCCAAAATAGCTTCCGCCTTGGACGGTATTAAACCTGTGCATCGATGTGCTATCAGGCGAGATAGCGCAATCAGAGAATATCTTTGGGTGCAGCGAGTCGATCATCTGGTTACGTACCTTTCTTCCTATATCGTTGGCTCTTTCCTGAGAATAGGTAATGGCGATGACTTCCTTGTCAGGGTTACGTCCCATGAACCATGCCGGAAAATACTCGGACGCCAGCATGGTTTTGCCGTGTCTCGGAGGCATGAAGATCATCAGCCTATCGATAACCCCGGATTCAACCTTTTCAAGGTGTCCGGAGATCAGCCGATGATGACGGGCAGGGGTATAGGCTCCCCACTGGAATACGGAGTAAGAGAGGATACTTTCCCTTGCTGCCTCTATGAAAAACTGTTCGTTTGCCGTCATCTAAGGTATTCCTCGGCTATTCTTCGTTTTTGCATTGCCCGTTTATATGGGGTAAAATCAGTCACCTTACAAAAACAATGAGGCAGGGTTATGACAACACTACATGAGATTGAAGGAGCAATATCAGACTTGTCACCGAACGAACTGGCTCGGTTCAGAGCATGGTTTGAAGATTTTGACGCGACGTTGTGGGACAAACAATTTGAAGACGACGCCAAAACCGGAAACCTTGACACATTTGCAGACAAAGCTGTTTCCGACTTTAAAGCAGGACGTTTCAAAGAATTATGAGGCATTTTGCAGGACCTTCCTTTTGGGCTCTTTATGAAAAACTTCCAAAACGTATTCAAGTATTAGCGGACAAAAACTTTATCCTTCTCAAGGAAAACTCGCGCCACCCTTCATTACACCTTAAGACGGTTGGTCGATACTGGTCCGTACGAATTGGCGCAAACAATCGTGCTTTGGCAGTGGAAATTGATGAGGGCCTATTATGGTTCTGGATCGGATCCCACGCTGAGTACGATAGACTTCTGAAATAAAACATCTCCTCCCCCGTCATCTAAGATATTCCTCGGCTATTTTTCGCTTCTGCTCTGCCGTTAGTGTTAACGACCCTGAAAGCTCCACCTGTTTGGGTAGTGGCATTTCAGTCTGGTCAAAGATAAGCCTGATAGCGCTGACATCTCCCGCCTGCGCTGCTTTGATAAGCGCAAAGGCTATGACCGCACTATTAGATTTGCTTGATAGATTGACGCCTCTTTTCTTGAGCAGGTCCAGAATCTCGGGTCTGGCACTTTTATCAAGTAGCCGGTTTAAACGAGCCCGCAATCCGTCTTTTGCACCTTTGGGTCGGCCCTTGGGATTGCCGGATTTTCCGGGTTTAAATGGGGTTAAATTTGTCATTTCTCACTGTTCTTCCACTGTTCTTGAATATTCTGTGTCTTTCAAAGGGTGGTACACTTTTACGTCATAGTCGCTGATGATTTTCTCGCCATTCTCACGAAGTTCTGCTCGCCATTTTTAGACGTCTTGGTATGGTCGTAAGCATGGAAACCAAGCTCTCAAGACTCAAAAAACTGATGGCAAAAGACGATTGGAAAAAAGCTTTATCCATGGCCTCAAAGTTCCCCCAACTCGGTGAACATAAAAACGATATTCAAAGAGGACATCAGGCATATGTGAACCCCGGTTCGTACGAGCAACTCAGGTTTAATATCGCCGTGCTGAAAGACAAAGGCCGGGATGCTCTCATCGCGCGCTATATAAAGATTTGACGGTTCAGTTCTCATTTCCTCAAAATTCCCCCAGTCTAGGAAGTCAGCTGCTTAGTGCTGAAAGGTTAGAAATTAAATTGACAGACCTTATTATCGTATATACAATATATATTCATTTTCTCTAAAAAGGTCCGACCATGAAAACTACTGTTACAACCTGGGGCAATAGCCTGGGGGTCCGAATCCCTAAAAGCTATGCCGGCGATTTGGGTATTGAAAACGGGTCTGCAATTGAGCTCGTCCGCACAGGAAATACTATTGTCATCAAACCCAAGAAAAAAAATCGCCGTGAAAAATTCAAGATCGAAGAACTCACAAAGAGTATGAGTAGCAAAAATTCCCACAGCCTGATTGAATGGGGTGAACCCGTTGGTAACGAGGTATGGTAGTAAAGCGCCTCAATACCCGCCGTGGGGACATAGTCCATGTTGACCTGAATCCTACAATTGGTAGTGAGCAAGCAGGACGACGATTCGTCTTGGTCATTTCAGATGATCATTACAATAAGAAAACCTCCTTACGTGTCGTTTGTCCGATAACCACAAAAATCAAGGGCTACCCGTTTGAAGTTATGCTGGATACTGGTAAAACTCATGGTTGTGTCTTGGTGGATCAAGTGCGTTGCCTTGATCTAAAAACCCGCAATGCTTCTAAAGCTGATAAGGTCTCCTTGGAAGTTATGGAAGAAGTACAGGCAAAACTTGAAGCATTATTGCTATGAGTAACTGCCCTTTTTCTAGTCCACTCATCCAGCCACGTTCCAGAACAAAGCGTTTTTACCCGCATGTCGTTTTATGAACCGCCACGCCTTGGCGTCATAGTTAAGGCACGAAGGAAACGGTGGCCTTATCTTCGCGTCTTCCTCAAACTTTTCCGGCGCTTTCAATAGTGTTGCTCTTCCTACCTTCGGGTCCTTGCCGATCTGCACGGCAAAGAACTTTGCGCTGGGCCAGCGTATTTGCAAGGCGCGAGTTAAAACACCGGATCCTGCTACAGTCCAGATTTCATCCGGTTCAAGCGTTACCTGCTTTGCAATATCTGCTATCGCCTGAACAAACCGTTCATCGTCTAATCCGAAAGGCAAATAACAGGCACCGGTAAACTCGCAATAAGCCCTTGCCTTCGCCTGCACGTTTGGCAGGTAGCCGGGTTTGACAAACACAACTTTTGCGCCTGCCTGTTTCGCTTTGATCGTCAACGGGTGAAGGTTGTTTCTCTTTGCGGTAAATATCGTTGCCCGTTTACCGATGCTCTTGCACGAATAAGCCAAGGCCACCTGCGCATACCCGTAAGCAGGGGAGGCGTAGACAAACTCATCACTTCCTGACAGGAGCTTTGGGATAACCCGTTGTTTGGTTCCTCCCGGTATCAGGTCGTCTCTAACAACATGAACACCTTCAATCAGTTCAACCTTCGGTAAGTTCATGGGTTTCTCCAAACATTTCTTCCATGTCAGCGATTTCAACGTATCCGGCTTCTTCTGTTGCTTTTACCGGATCTCCTTTAACAAAAATCAGAACGTTCTGGTGCATACGGCCGAGTTTTCTTGATTTAACAAACCCGTTTTTAGTTCGAAGCGGAAGACTTCCTGCAACGTTGACCAAAATGGCATCGTTATAAAGAATGGCCCCGGCATCTTTAAACGCTGTGACTGTTTCTCGAACGAAGTTTTTACAAAGACCCGTCTTCTTGTCCCGTATCTCTGTAACCACAAAGCAGGCAAAGCGGTTGTCCCTGAGCATGCCGACTGATTTATCGATGATCTCCCTGTATGCCGTCAGAAATGTTTCATAATCCATATTACTCAAGTCGTCTGCTTCTTCTGAATACACTTCAAGATCGTGGTAGGGCGGGCAGGAAAATATAAGATCAGCTTCTTTGTTAAGCGTATCGATGGTTTTGCTGTCGCCAACCTCCCAGGTTGGTACATTGTCCTTGCAGATAGTCCCTGCCTGCTCCCGGTTGGCCTCAACCTGTTCTTTTCTCAGATCCATACCGATATAGTTTCGTCCGAGCTTTGAAGCGACGATGCCACGCACACTTCCACCGGCGAATGGATCAACCACCGTGCTTCCCTGTGAGGAGAACCAAAGATAAATGAGCTCGCAAAGAACGGGATCAAACACACTGGAACCTTTCAGCGTTTGGGCTCCAAACTTACTGGTATCTTCGCCATACGTTTTCTTTTGCCAGTTACCGTTGAAGATGTCGCCCTTGAGAAGGTTTTCATCACGTCCGATCTCGGATTCAATACCAAGGCTTACCCATGACCGTTTTCTGTTCTGCCAGTAACCCAACCGTGTATCGAGTACCGAGAAGGGAGGCACAAGAAACTTTTTAGCCAGGCTCCCCGGTTCACCGTAGTCATCGTGATTATCTTTCTCCTCATCGAGTGCCGAGAGAAAATCTTCATCAAACCCGGTTAAGTCCAGATCAAAGTCAGCATCACTCAAGCTTTCAAGTTCCAGCTTCAAAAGATCATCGTCCCATGACGCCTCCTCATTCGACTTGTTGTCCATCAACCGGTATGCCTTGATCTGATCCCGTGTCTTGTTCTCCATGATATGGACCGGAACCTCGGTCATACCCAGTTGCCTTGCAGCTTTATGTCGGGTATGGCCCACTACAATCACCATATCCTTGTCAACGACAATGGGTTGTCTGAACCCATACTCCTTGATGGAACCGGCTACCTTGTCCACAGCCAGGTCATTCACCCTTGGGTTGGAGGCATACGGGATTATCTTTTCAATTTGTATCGTTTCTGTTTTCAATTTAGTTGTTCCTTTGATAAGAGTGGTTGAAAGGCATTAAGATAACGCTTGCCGTTATTAACGGATTGCGTTAGTATTGGCTTGTGATAAAGACCTTTAAATCCGGAGAAGCTGAAAAGGTTTTCAACCGTGAGTTTTCCCGTAAATTGCCGCAGTCCATCCAGCGCATTGCTTTTAGAAAACTCCGCATGTTGAACCGAGCTGAAAACATGAGTGACCTTAGAAACCCACCCTCGAATTACCTTGAAAGCCTGAAGGGGAAGCGGAAAGGTCAATACAGCATCCGAATAAATGATCAGTGGCGTGTTTGTTTCGTCTGGAAGAAAAAAGACGCTTATGACGTTGAAATCGTCGATTACCATTAGGAGATGACCATGCGTAAAAAGAAAATGCTCCCTCTTCACCCAGGAGAAATCCTCATGGAAGAGTTTCTGGGGCCCAAAGAAATCAGCCAATACCGGTTGGCCAAAGATATTCATGTTCCGCCGCGTCGTATCAACGAGATTGTCCATGGAAAACGTTCCATTACCGCTGATACCGCATTGAGACTGGCAAGGTATTTTGAGATGTCTCCGGAGTTCTGGCTGGGATTGCAGATGGATTACGATCTTGATGTAGCTCAAGACTCCTCCGAGGAACAGTTGCGACAGGAGGTTCAACCCTGCGCGGTATGAATCACCCCGTGCTTCTGCTCTGGATTTAATCGTTGAGTGATTCATTTTAGTGCTCTCCTGATATAATCAATGCCTTTATATTGAGGGTTTTTCTCGGTTGATATAGTCTTATCTTTTACTTATAATGCTTAGCATATATAATATTGAGTGGTCTGTTAAGGCTCGTCGCCAAGTTAAGAAAATTAAAGATAAAAAGACCGGAGTCAAAATTATTGGAGCTGTTGCAACACTTAGAGATTTTCCCAACGCGACCAACGTGATAAAGCTGCAGAACCAAGATGGATACCGACTTAAAGTCGGGCGCTGGCGAGTCATTTTTGAAGTAGAAGATACCCTGAAAATAATTGAAGTGCAGGAGGTTAAGATTCGCAATGAAGACACATATTGATTTCCAAGTAATCGAGCAAAATGGAAAACCTGCTTTTGCAGTGGTGCCATACTCAGAGTTCATTACTCTTGTCCGTCCAAAAGGAACGATTCCGCATGCTGTGGTCGAAGCTAATCTAATAGGCGACATTTCTCTGCCCCGTGCCTGGCGTGAACACCTTGGTTTGACACAAAAAGAAGTCGCAAAAAAAGCAGGTATGACCCAGGCGGCCCTTTCGCAACTTGAAAAAACAAAGGCGAGACCACGTAAAGCCACACTTGAAAAGTTGGCGCGGGCACTGGATTTAACCGTTGAACAACTACGGGAATGATTCATTTTATTGCTCTCCTGATATAATCAATGCCTTTGCCGCTCTTTACCCAAGACCCCGGTATACGAAGTACCCAGTAACCAAGACAAAGCGCCTCAGCATATTTTTCGCAGTCGTTAATAAAACCTTTGCCTCGTGTGTGGCGGCCGTTTACCCAGATACCGCCTTCAACCTCAATCAATAGATTGCCGATCTTAAAATCAGCCCGCCATTTGCGGTTCAATATTTCTTTGGCAAACAGCACTTCACGTTCAGCATCAATCCCGTAGGCTTTCATCTGATATGCGAGTATATTTTCAAGGCTGTCTTTACTTTTCTTCATTCGTCTCTTCCCAAAGCAGCAACCCCAGCAGGGAGTAAACAGCAAGGTCTATGAAAGTGTCGCGGATGGTTTCATCCTCGACCTTCAACGTTTCCTGCTGAATGAAGTTTTCGATACGGGCTAGTTTGTCGGTCATTCGCACATAAACTCCCTGCCATGCGGGTATCCCCGCACGTTCGCACATACGCAAATTGCGGAACCGGTCCGTTCCTCCGTAGTCATGCGCTTTCTTGTCGTGAAGTTCCTTGATCTCTGACAAAAGCCGGTCAAACGGATTATTGTTATTCATGTTTGTCTCTTAAAACGGGATTTCGTCACTGGGCAAAGGTTTGTCTGCACTCTCTAAAACATCGGACTGCTTGCTTCCAAGAAACTGAATATTATTAGCGACAACTTCCAGCTTGCTTTTCTTCTCACCGGCATCTGTTTGCCACGAATTAAAATTAAGCCGCCCCTCGATAAACACAGGGCTCCCCTTGCTTAAATACTTTGAACAGTTCTCTGCCATGGTTCCCCATGCGGTAACATCAACAAAGCACACGTCCTCTTTCCACTCATCCTGTTGTTTGAACTTACGGTTAATAGCTAATCCGAACTTTGCGTACGGACTCCCGCCTTGCGTGTACTTCAGTTCCGGGTCACGGGTTAAGTTTCCGATCAACATCACCTTGTTTAAACTTGCCATTCCCTTCTCCTTGATTAAATCACGCTGTTTATAAACTGCTCTAGCCAACCATTGCTTCTGCACCATCAGCTTTTATCTCTTCGGCAAACTCCGTTTCTTCAGTTGTATTCATAGTTTTTCTCCGGTTAAATCTATCGTTACCTCAAAACACATTGTTCTTCTGGCGCAATATGTCTTTGCCTGTAATCAATCCCTTCAATCTTTACGAAGCGGCACATCTCCACAAGGCGGGAATAAACCCGCATACCAACCCTCTCTTTGAGCGAATACCTGTTGTCCGTGCTTAAATAGTTGCTGGTACAAATCGTCACCTTGTCCCCGGCGTTATATCTGGCGGATATAACCTGATCCATGATTGCAAGCTCCCACTCCGTATTTCGTCCTTTACCTAATTCGTCGATCACCATGACTTTTGAATCGAGGTGCGGTTTCAAAAGGTTCCGATCAGAGATGTTTTGTGAGTACCCATGCCTGAGATCTGACCACTCCTTTTCCAGAGAAATGGGAAGGGTACATTCAAAAAAACATTCAATATTATCAACAACTAGGTAATGGAGAGAAAAAGCGTTTACAAGACCTCATTCAAATATTTATTAC